GCGTAATCGGCCCGCTCTGGTTTGCGCCGCACGTTCAGACCGCCGTTGAGCTCGCGTGGTGGGTCGATCCTGCGTACCGTGGGATGGCCGGCATCAGGCTCATGCAGGCCTTTGAGGATGAGGCCAAGCGCAGAGGACTCAAGTACGTGGCGATGAGCGATCTGGTGATGAATGGGCGAGATGAGACACCTGCCGCAAGAATCCTCGGCATCATGGGTTACACTCTGACCGAGCGGATGCATTCCAAGGAGATTTGACATGGCAGCGATTAGCACTATCGCCGCAGTAGCGGCAGCAACGGCAGCGGCGGCAGGAACCGGGTATGCCGTGTACGCCGGAGAACGGGCCGATAAGGCACAAGAGCAGGCGCTCGGCGAACAGCGGCAAGCGCAAACGCAGGCACAAGCACAGGCCGCGTCGCAACAGCGCCGCAGCGCCCAGGCTATGGCCGCAGCCAACCGCCGGCAGCCTGACATGGGCAGCATCATGGCTGGCGCAGCTGAGGGCGCAGGTGGCGGGCCGACCAGCACCATGCTGACCGGACCGACCGGCGTCAACCCGCAGGATCTGGCGCTCGGTCGCAGTTCACTCCTCGGAGGGTAATCGTGAGCGAATACACCAGCGACGCACAGTCATACCCCAGCGCACCGACACGCGACAAGCTGTTCACGCGGTGGGGGCAGCTCAAGTCTGAGCGTGCGTCGTGGCTCTCGCACTGGCAGGAGATCACCACCTACCTGCTACCACGCAACGGGCGCTACTTCCGCCAGGACCGAGACAAGGGCTGGCGCCGCCACAACAACATCTACGACAACACGGGCACCCGCGCATTGCGCACGCTCGGAGCTGGCATGATGGCGGGCGCCACGAGCCCAGCGCGTCAATGGTTCCGCTTGGCAACCGCCGACCCGGAACTGAACTCCTACCAGCCCGTCAAGTTGTGGCTCGATGACGTGACGCGCCGCATGCAGTTGGTCTTCCAGAAGTCCAACACCTACCGCGCACTGCACACGATGTACGAAGAGCTCGGTGCGTTCGGCACTGCCACGAGCATCGTGCTGCCCGACTTCAAGAACGTCATCCACCACTACCCCGTCACGACGGGCGAGTTTTGCATCGCTACCGACGCGCAGGGCCGCGTTGACACGCTGTACCGCGAGTTCGAGATGACGGTCGCCGCGATGGTCAAGGAGTTCGGCTACAAGAACTGCTCCACGACCGTGCGCAACATGTACGACCGTGGCACGCTCGACCAGTGGATTCCGGTCATCCACGCCATCGAGCCGCGTTCCGACCGCGACCACAAGAAGCGCGACAACAAGAACATGCCGTGGGGTTCGTGGTATTTCGAGGTCGGCGGCGAGGACGGCGTGTTCCTGCGCGAGAGCGGGTTTGAACAATTCCCCGCGCTCGTCCCGCGCTGGGCTACCGCCGGCGGCGACATCTACGGCAACAGCCCGGGCATGGAGTCGCTTGGCGACATCAAGCAGCTACAGCACGAGCAGTTGCGCAAGGCGCAGGCCATCGACTACCAGACCAAGCCGCCGCTCCAGGTGCCGGCCGCCATGAAGAACCGCGACGTGGAAACGCTCCCGGGCGGGATCTCGTACTACGACGGCGCATCGAACGGGATCAAGACCGCGTTCGAGGTGAACCTGAACCTCCAGTACCTGCTGAACGACATCGTGGACTGCCGCGAGCGCGTCCGCGGCGCGTTCTACGCCGACCTGTTCCTGATGCTGGCGAACATGCCGAACACGCGCATGACCGCCACCGAGGTCGCCGAGCGCCACGAGGAGAAGTTGCTCATGCTCGGGCCCGTGCTCGAGCGCCTGCACAATGAGCTGCTTTCCCCGCTCGTGGACATGACGTTCACGCGCATGCTCACGGCCGGCCTGATCCCGCCCGCCCCGCAGGAATTGCAGGGCATGGACCTGAACATCGAGTTCGTCAGCATGCTCGCGCAGGCGCAGCGCGCCATCGGCACCAACGCCGTGGACCGCTTCGTCGGCAACCTCGGCGCCATCGCGCAGATGAAGCCCGACATCCTCGACAAGTTCGACAGCGACCAATGGGCCGACATCTACGCCGACATGCTCGGCGTTGACCCGTCGCTCATCATCGCCGACAAGGAGGTCGCGGCCATCCGCACCGCCCGCAACCAGGCGATGGCGGCCAAGGAGCAGTCAGCGGCATTGCAACAGTCGTCGCAGACCGTCAAGAACATGGCGCAGGCTCCGACTGGGCAACAGAACGCATTGACCGACGTGATGAACATGTTCAGCGGATACACCAGCCCATCGGCGCTGGAAGTTTGAAAGGACCACCATGCCATACCTGAAGCAAGGCAACAATTTCCTGTACGACAGCACGACCAACGACATCATCGGCATCAAGGACGCGGACGGCGGCGAGATGTATTTCAGCACGAACGCGTTCCAGCCAGACGCGTACAAAAGCGCGCCAGGCCTGTCAATCGCCGCGGCGGCATCGACGTTCACCAGCCTGACATACGAGGCCGATGGTGCTAACGTGCGGCTTGTGAGCGCCGGCGTCCACGGCATCGCCGCTGGCTCGGTTGGCCATTTCGTCTACGTGACTTGGGCTGGCGGAACCGGGGTCACGGGGTTCTACAAGATCCTAGATCGAGCCACCACGACCAAGCTCACCATCGAGCTTGCGCACGTCTCCGGCCTCGGCACGCCGACCGTGTCGCTCGTGAACTCGGACATCACGCTTGCGACGCAGACCATACCGTCCGGGACGATGAACGTCGGGATGTCGCTTGAGCTTGACCTGCTGTTCAGCTGCACTGGCAGCTCAAACAACAAGACGGTCAAGGCCAACCTCGGATCGGCGGCGTGGTACTCGCAGACGTTCGCATCGAGCTTCCAGAGCCTGTGCGTCGAGAAGAAAGCGTGCGTCCTCAGCTCGACGGACATCATCTCCAACGCGCTGGCCGCGCCAGGACACGGTACTGCCACTGGCGCGAACGTCACGATGACGCCGTCCGGCGGCATCGGCGCGGCGCAGGATTTGACCATCGTCGGCAGCCTCGCCAACGCCGGCGAGTTCCTGACGCTCAATGTTTGGAGCCTCAAGATCAACGGCGCCTAACAGTACCCGTAAGCATTAGCCACAGGGATACAGTCCAGCCGTGAGCAATTACGACCCCCTCGACATCCGTGGTCAGGAGCGCAGCAAGGCCGAGCGCGACCAGCGCGAACGCCTTGAACGCGAGAACGAGGCCGCCGACGTCAAGTGGCTGATGAACAACAAGCGTGGCCGGCGCATGGTGTGGAGGCTTCTGGACAGGGCCGGAGTGTTCCGGTCCTCGTTCGCCACCAACAGCATGACAATGGCCTTCTCTGAAGGTAACCGTAACTACGGCCTACAGTTACTTGGTATTATCCATGCCGTATGCCCGGAACTTTATCCGGTCATGTTGAAGGAACACACGAATGAACGAACCAACGACGATGCTGGCGACCCCAACCAGTGAGGCGCCCACATCATCGAATGCCAGCAACACCTCCGCGACGGCGGAGAAGTTGTATGGCGAGCAGAAGGCGTCTGCACCTCAGACTGCGCCCGCCGATACGGCCAAGGCGCAGGACGCCCCTGTGACCGGACAGGCAGAGAAGGCCGCCGAGGCACCCGCCGACGCCAAGCCGACCACGCCTGAGAAGTACGAATTCAAGGCTCCTGAAGGTCAGGAGTTTGACGGTGACACCATTACCGCGTACTCGGAGGTCGCACGGGAACTCAAGCTGAGTCAGGACGCTGCGCAGAAGCTGCTTGACGTCATGGGCCCGAAGATGGCCGAACGTCAAATGGCTCAGATTCAGGCCGTTCAGGGCGCTTGGATGGAGGCATCCAAGCAGGACAAGGAATTCGGCGGCCCCGCGCTTGCCGAGAATCTGTCCGTTGCCAAGAAGGCGCTGGATGCGTTCGGCACCACCGAACTCCGCACGCTGCTCAACGAGTCTGGGCTGGGGAATCACCCGGAGATCGTCCGGTTGTTCTTCCGCGCAGGCAAGGCAATCAGTGAGGATCGTGTCGTGACGGGCTCGACCGGGCAGGCCAAGGCCGGCCCCAAGTCGTTCTCCGATCTGGCCGATGTTCTGTACTCGTAACTAACCCCTACAAAGGAATCGCAACATGGCAACTCTCTCTACGTCGAATCTGACGCTGGCCGACTGGGCCAAGCGCACCGATCCGGATGGCCGCGTCCCGGTCATCGCGGAACTCCTCTCGCAGTCGAACGAAATCCTTGAGGACTGCGTCTTCAAGGAAGGCAACCTCCCCACGGGCGAGCGCGTCGTCATCCGCACCGGGCTTCCCTCGGTGTACTGGCGCGCCCTCAACCAGGGCATCCCGAACAGCAAGAGCACGACCGCTCAGGTCGATGAGGCTTGCGGCATTCTGGAAGCCCGCAGCGAGGTCGACAAGGATCTGGCGATGCTGAACGGCAACACCGCTCAGTTCCGCCTGTCCGAAGACGTCGCCTTCCTCGAGGCGATGAACCAGACTCAGGCCACCACCCTGTTCTACGGCAACCCCGCCACCGATCCGAAGCAGTTCCTCGGCCTCGCGCCGCGTTACTCGGACATCGGCGCCGGCAGCCCGAACAACTCGCAGAACATCATCACCGCCGGCGGTAGCGACGCCACCACCAACACGTCGATTTACCT